TATGTTAGGTTGTAATTCGAAGGTATAGACATCTTTTAGCTTCTCAAGCTTCATAGACTCGGGAAGGTCATATACGTAAAAGTTATTTACGTAGTCAGTAATATCATCGTCTGTAATTTGCTGCTCGGAAGGCCTCCCAGTGAGAAGCCTTACCTTAGCTATAATGTCAGTAAGTGTGTTTTGAGCCATTAGAGGTACTCGCTAATTTTAAAGGCAAACCTGTGTTTCTTTTTGTGCGTCTTGATATGATTTCCGTCAGGACCAAGAAGATGGCTGTTTTCTTTCATATAACATTCAGAGTTGAGTTTTCTTACAACGCTGATAGGAAGGTCATATTCTTCGCCATCTATGAGTTTGTAGAACTGGATTTTCTCTCCCTTCCACTTCTTATCATAAAACTCTAAAACTCCGCCTGGAAGATCTCTGAACTCGAAAACTCCTTTTACGGTTCTTGCATCTTCTTTGCGTTGTTGTTCGAATTTATCGATCATTGGAGCAGAGGGATCTGCTTCTTTTCTTGCAACTTTTCGTGCTACAGTAGCCATGATTACCTTTATATTTTAAAATTATTATTATAAAAGGGGGCATGACACCCCCTAAAGTTCTCACAAATTAATCTGTGAAATCAGCTTTTGTTGCTGTGTAGTACACAACAGCTGCATTTGGACCTACAACGCCTGTGCCAAGAATAAGACCGCGCTGGCCGATATTCTCCATTGCATTTGTCAGGATTGAAGCGTCTTCACCAACAGGTAAAACTTCTGCAAAAGATGTTGGGACATCTCCTGTAGCAGGGAAAGCGAACGCTGTGAAAGCGGTCGAATCCACTGAACCTAGAGTGATGGTGTTTGTTCCAACTGCTGTAATTTCAGCTTGGACTCCATCAGCTTCGATCATGTCAAAATCTGTAGGAACGCTAAGCTTCACAATAGCGCCAACGACGAAATCATGGTTTTCTGAAACAGAAACGACCATTGGATTTGCCTGGCTGATTCCTGTGATATATTGCTTTCTAGGGCCGTACAAAGGCAATGCGGGCAATCTACGTGCCGTTACTGCAGTTGCAGGTGCTGCGAAACCAGATGTATCGATAGGAAGGCTATATGTGTCAGCTGTCAAACGTGTGACTTGGAAAGTCATACCTTCGAGCTGACGCATGCCTGTGCAGTTAGATAGAACAACTCTATCTCCTGTTACAAAACCATGCGCTACGTCAGAAACAACAGCAGGAGAAGCCTGTGAAATAGCTGTTCCTGTTACTGCTGGGCCTGGTGTTTGAATAGATCCGTCATAAACGGTGAAACCATTAGCAACGAGGAATTCTGCCTCGTCAGTAGCGGCTCCGGCCGTATTTTGGATTGTAAAAGCGCGACCATCGGTCATGCCTTTAAACCAACGTGCAAGCTTGGTTACTCCTGGGTTTGCTGAAGAATCCCAGTTGTCGCCTGTTGCGTCACCCTGAATCCAGAGTTCTACGTAATCTGGGTCGTGGGGTAGTTCTAAGAGCCTTGCAGCTCCTGTGGATGTATATGAACCTTTAAATACTTGTGCCATTATTTATCTCCTTAAGCCAATGTTGTGCGGAGGTTTATGACCCACGCATCATTTAAAATTGTCTCAGCAGATGCGAACTTATAACCGCAGCTTTGTCTCTGCAGTAATACGTCGTCACCATATCCTAAAGGACGATAAATAAATTGTGCAGAGGCCCCATCGAGGTCTATACACGCATATGATTCTTGCGATCTGTTACTTTTATGACTCACAACATATTGTGAGCGGGAAAGGTTCTTCGACCTCTCCTCTCATAGTTACCTATGAGTGCGGACTATCGTTTCACTCTTACGAGTGTCTTCTTGCTTAGTCTCTCACGCTGCACGGCTTTCGCCTGCTTGCGCCCTGTCTTCCTTCTGCTAAGCAGCTAGGAGGTCCAAGTCAATCAAAGAAGATTTTAAACCGGCCAATTCTTTTAAACCGGTCACAAATATGTTAAACACGTCTGCACCTAGTCCTGAAGCATTTTCAGATACTGAACCTACAGAACTCGTTAAGAATCTTAAATTCGAAACGCTCCCCCACTCACTTGACAACACGTTTTGCTGTGAAGGATATTGGGCGACTGAAATAAATCCGTCTACCTGTTCTAGGTTCGAGATCAATTGTGAGCTGCACATTGCAAAAAAACTTTCGCGTACTGGACCCGTGCCAAAACGGTCTTGGCCTTGGATTGTATCGCCAATTTTTTTCGCATCAGCATTCACTAATGCACGAATGACATCGTCGATGTCTGTCCGTGTAATCTCTGTGGGTACGTCCCCGTTGGTTCCATTAGTACAGTTTACAGAAGAAGCTGTACTCAAGAGCATCTCTCGAGTCAGTTCATCCTCGGTCTCGCGCAAACTTTGCGCCAAAACGGATGCCGCTTCGTTTAATACCTTTCTGTTACTTTTATGACTCACAACATATTGTGAGCGGGAAAACCTCTTCGGATTCTCCTCACGAGTTTCTTTAGCTATACTCGTGGTCGGACTATCACATATTCTATTTCTAGAATCCCTCTCGTTTAGTCTCTCACGGTGGCTTTCGCCTTCCGCCCTGTCGTCCTGCTGTGGACTTCCAAGTCGATTAGAGTGGGTTTATAGACTCCATATTGTTGTTTAGAGTCTTCGTTGATCAAGGTTACTTGATCTGTAATTACTACATATGTCAATTTGTTACTCTCACACTGCTGTGAGGGAGAAATCGCTTCGGACTTCTCTCTTAACCTTTATTTATTCGTTAAGATCAGACTATCGCTTCATCCTTCGATGTTCCTGGGTTTAGTCGTTCAGGCTGTATTTAAACTTGCCCCCTATCACCCTGTCGGGCTTCTAAGTCGATTACCAGAAATTTTATAACGGCATTCATGCAGCTCTCTGCATTGGTTTTTGTAGTTGTTCACCGTACCAGTTGATGCGTGCATCGATATCCACGGCCGTGAGGGTCTGTGCAGGAGGATTAAGTCCTGTAGGCCCAAGCGGCACTGTTGCTGTATTGAGGTTGCTATATCGACGCATTCTCAATACGTTGCCAGAGCGTTCTGGCATTCTCTTCTTCATCGCCATTGTCTTATGAATTGTCTTAGGCGAAGGCCTTGAGAGCAATTTCATATCAAACCGTTGCTGACACGCTCTATTACTTTCGGGCTGGCAATGCCCTACTGACCATATTTCTATGGCGGAGAGTCTTGTTATTCCTCTCTCAACTGCTTTCGCAATTGTTTGGACTATCGTTTCATGCCTTAGGCATGCTTCTGGACTTAGTCTCTGCGGCTGTATTTAAACTTGCCTCTGGTCACCATGTGCAATATGCATTTAGGCTTCCCAAGTAATCACCAAAAGTTTTACACCGGCTCAGCTATTTTCAACCGGTGGCGGAAGAGTATTAATTGTTACTGTCACAAAAAACTCCTAGTTTCTGCTTGCGCACTCCATCATTTCTTTATAAAGAGCATCCATCTCACCTTGCGACATACTGGCGTACGAATTTGCACTTTGAAGTGGCTTTGTAGCGGCATTGGCACTTGCTGGCTTTTGCGAATTTTTCTGGATTTTCTCCACATCGCTCTGCTTTTTGCTGTTAAGCTTTTGCCCGTCGCTATAGAAAGCTGACTTCTTGATAAATTTGTACGCGACTGCGTAAGGATTTGATGCTCTACGGATGGAGTCCGCTAGATCATCATCATTTTCGATTAGTCTTTTTATATTTTCATCGGTAACAACATCGTCATAGTCTCTGTGCCTAATGCGCATCTTGTCTTCAAGAGATGCCTGTTCTTGCTGTTGAAGTAGCGCCTTAACTTGTTTTTTTGTGAGGAAATCGTCCTCATCGTCTTCTGGCTCTTCTTGCTGAACTGGTCTTTGAACTTGCGCTCTAAGCTCTCTGAGCTCGCGTTGCTGCTCCTCTGCAACCTTTCGCAATTCTCTGAAGTTGTACTCTGGAGAACCATACGCAGGTTCTTGAGGCACATCTTCTTGCTCTGGTTGTTCGGATGTAATTTCTGGCTCAGATGGTTCGACGACAACCTCTACGTCTTCATTTTCTTCACTCATTATTATTATCCATTTCTTTGCTGTGGCGAGCAGCATTACGCCTATTAAAAAAACGCCCGAAAATTTGAGACAACGGCGACTTGTCTTAGTTGGTTAGACGAGTTTCCCGTCTAGATGAAGCTGGATATCGCTTATTAGTTTGGCGTCCCACCCACCAGGATTCTGCATCATGATGAAGGCTTCTTCAGCCTTTGGTAGACCCCATAGATATCGGCATTCACCTTTTTCATTATCGACTTCGAAAACCGCAATCCCCCATTGGGAACGCGGCTTTGTTCTTCGTGCGATGTGAGTAAGCTTGATAACTCCCTCGAGGAAACTATCAGGTTTAAGCACTTCGATGATGTAATATGGTTCTTTGATATGTTCGTGATCTTTGATGACTTTGTGCAGAGACTCTAGATAGTCTTTGCTCATAGCTTCTGTGGTTTCAGCGACAGTCTGTGTTTTCTGTCCTGCGTACTTTGTTTGTACGTCACTCCACTCCTGACCGAATGTCTTTTTTTCCATATTACCTCTATTATTAAAAGGGGCCCACGCAGCCCCTAAACAAAAAACAATTTCTACACAGTAATTACTGCATTTCTTTTTTGATCTTAGATCTATTAATCTTCGCTACGTTAGATGCCGCAATAGCTTTGTTCTCTGCGAGATAGTCGCCCTTCATATCTCTTCCTGCTGTAGGAATAGAACCTGCTGGTTTGACCATTGCATCTTTTGTTTGCGTTCCTGTTGCTTTACCGAACATGTGAACTCCTTTGTTAAATTTGCGGTTGCTCTGTTTGAGGAGCATTTGTGCCAGGCTGAGATGATGGCTGAGAACCTGGCACCTGACTGTTATTATTAGTTAATTCAATCTCTTGAATTGTTTTGAGTGCATTAATAGTATTTGTTATATTATTAATATCTAAAGCCGCTAATTCTTTTAGCGCTCTAACTTTATTTAAAAGGGCATCGGACCGATCTTCCTGAGCTTTAGCAATCTTCTCCATTCCAGTAATCTGATCTACCTGTACTTTGTTCATTCTCTCTGCAGCTAATGCCTTATCGGACTCCGCTTTCGACAGTAGAGAATTATTGATAATCTGCTGTTCTTCCATTTGGAGTTGCGCTTGCTGTTGTGCTTGCTGTTGTTGTGCCTGCTCTTCTGCTTCCATTTCATCGATGAGATCCTGCTTGTTTTGTAGAGGTGCCGCTTCAATAAGTGTTTTCGTTGGAATTGGGATCTCTAACTGTCTCATTTCGAGAAGTTGCCTAAACTGCATCTGCTTCTGTGTTTCTGTAAGAACGCCTTCCGCAACTTCGCAGTCATATTTCTGGAACGCTTTATTGTAAAACTCGTCTGATGGTCTCCTGCCCAAAATTCTTTCTATTTTCTTTGGACTAAAATTCTGCTGGATAAGATCAATGTAAATTTTGCCCAAATTCATCTGTGATTCATCAAGCTGGTCGAATAGCGTTTGCAGTGTGACAAGACCAGCGCCCTGCCTGAGCATAGAGAGCACGCCTGCTTTATCGTCGTCTGCAGCCCCCAATAACTCCTCGTTTACCCCTGATATCTGTTGTATTTCTTCTGCCAACTGACGAGATAATTCCATGGCACTTTGAGGAATCTCTGGCGCCTGAATCATCTGCACGTCGTCCATCGAAGCAGAATCTCTAATCGCCAATCTTCTCCCTTGTCCAGTAAGAAAGGCGTCATCTGGGTCAACAAGTGCTGACTCTTTAAACTTGATGCCGGTATTTATTTGAGACTCTAGGATGTCTAATTCAATCTGCTTTCGTCTGTTGAAGAGATATTGCGAGTCTCTGAGACCTCTAACAACACCCTGCATCTTAAGACTGAATGCCTGTACTTCAGGCTCGAAATAGCCATAAACACCAACGAATGGATAGCGATCAATACCAAATGGATTTGGTCCGTCGTACATCACAATACCATTAACAGAAATCGCAAGATGCACTGTCTGCTTAGTAGTCTTTATAACCTGGATATCTGGATGTTTTTGTCTAAATAAGGCCAATGCCTTATCATCTCCGGTCCATTCGAGAACATCACCGTTTTCAGAATCCACAAGAAGTTTGATATTCCTTGTTTCTAAATACCAATATTCATCGTAAGGAAGAAGTCCTTTGCGGTGAAATCTCACGTTCTCCGGCAAAAACATGAATTTATCATCGCGATTGTTTCCATGAGACATCGCTTCTATCTCAGTCTTTCTCTCTGGAATCAAAGATATAATCGTGCCTTTTGATAGCCAGCGACGTGTCCATATGAAGTTTGCATCAGACAAATCCTTCTTCTTATAATATGGATCGATCAAACAACCAGCGTGACCTATATTGTCCACTCTGATATCGCCATTTATAGGATCGTTTCTATAATCCATCCATACAGAAAGAAGATTGAAACCGGTAGTGATAGCCCCTTCAAAAGATTCGGATAAAGTCTTGTAAGCATTAGAGTCATTGTTAGCCCACTGCACAACGCCAGATAAATCATCCGATGTCTGCTGGTCTGATCCTTCTATAGGTATTACGATGCTTGTCTTTCTGTTCTTTCTCTGATGGCCGCATATCATGTTTGTAATGCGACGAATACGATTGAACTGAAAGATCTTCTGAGTCTGTCTATTGTGACCAGGATAAAGCTGATTCCAGATAGTCTGGTCCCCAGCTTTGAACCGCAGGTCCATATCCGCTTCATTCCAAAACTGCTGTATCTCTGTGATCGACTCGCGATATGCCTCATCCATCACTTTCTTGATGTCTGAATTGCCATCGACATAGTACTGCTTGTAGTCGGTGTTCTTTGCCATGAAATTATTATTATTATTATTATAGGTTGGGGGAGGCCTCTATATGTTGCTTCCTCCCATAACCCGCAGGTACAACATTTACGCAACCTTGTCAACAAGTTTCAATTTTAAGGTTGGCTACAATAATGAGCCTTAAGGGACGTGGATATGTTTGACAGGTTTTTCATGATGATGTATATTTTTCGCTAAACAAGGTGGTTTATGA